TTGAATAAGTTGTTACAGCACTTTTAAATGTAATGCCCATACCAGGTGAACCCTGAGCACCTTGTGCACCAATATCACCTTTTGCACCTGCAGGACCTGTAGGACCTTCAACACCAGGAGTACCAGCAGGGCCGGCAGCACCAGTATCGCCTTTTGCACCAGCAGCACCAGCATCACCCTGTGGGCCTGTTGCACCGGTATCGCCCTTTGCACCAGCAGCACCGGCATCACCCTGTGGGCCTGTTGCACCGGTATCTCCCTTTGCACCAGCAGCACCAGTAACACCAGTATCACCCTTTGCACCAGCTAAACCTTGAATACCGGCAGGACCCTGCGGGCCTGTAACACCAATATCACCTTTTGCACCTGCAAGACCTTGAAGACCTTGATCACCTTGAGCACCTTGAGCACCAATAGGGCCAGTCTCACCTTGAAGGCCTTGATCGCCTTGATCGCCTTTTGCTCCAGGAAGACCCTGAAGACCTTGATCACCTTGATCACCTTTTGCTCCAGGAAGTCCATCAACACCTGAAGTACCATCAGAACCGTTAAGTCCATCAACACCTGAAGTACCATCAGAACCGCTAAGACCATCAACACCTGAAGTGCCATCGATACCTGAAGAACCATCAGCGCCATTTAAACCATCGACACCTGAAGAACCATTAGCTCCATTTAAACCATCGACACCTGAAGTACCTGCAGGACCGGCTGAGCCAGAACCAGAAGCACCGCCAAATACATCTACATTATATGTTAATGTTTGGCCTACTTCAAATGCATAAGAAGTTTCAATTGGAGAATATGAATTGTCCTGATATGTTACAAAAATTTCAGTGTAATCATTATCATTGTCGTTACCACCGCCGATTTCTGCATTAATTCTGCTCCAACCTGTGATTTCATAAATCGCATAATGTGTCGGTGAATTAACGTCAACAATTGTAATAGTAGCATCGGCATTTGGACCGGTTACATTTCTATACTTTTCTAAGTAGTTTTCAAGAAGAACGTTACGAACGTTGTTTTGATCTAGATTATAGAACTTAATAGATTGTACCGCAGTTGGATCAGACGAATCAAGAGTAATTGATTTTAGGGCTGGATTTGAACCATCAACTGCAGAAACATTATATCTAATATACGGCGATGAAGCGTTAGATGCACCTGAACTCGATGAAAGTCCAGAAGTATTTGCACCATTACCATTACCACCATTACTATTACCACCTGAAATAGAAGAACCTGAAATAGTTCCGATTGCTAGTTGTGGAAGAACATAAGTCTTCGCACTTGGGTAGTAATTAGAATATGTAATTGTAACTTGCGCGTAAAGCGTACCGTTAGATAGATTGTTTGATTGTGCAGGTGTGATATCAAAAGAGATATATCCCTGTGTGTTTGAGGCCGGTTGGCCAAGAGTCAAGTAGTCAGTGATGCCAGAAATAACTGGATTTGAGTACTGATACATTTTTTGACCAAGCGAATTATAAAGAGATACTGTAATAGAATCAGCATCTGCAGCATTCAGCTGGTTATTGATGTAGTCTTTATATAAAATAAGTTCGACATTAGTTGCGTTTCCTGCTGTAACTGAGATGTTAGAGCTAATAAACGCCATTATATCGTCTTTTGCAACGTATGGCATATCTATGCTATCTTATTTTCTGTTTCTTTATATATCAAGCTTAAAATATGAAATCCTTCATTAAGCTTGAATATAAGATACATTTCGCTATCGGTAGGATAGCATCTTCAAATGGATAATTTACGTTGTAATCTATCCTTGAAAAAAGAACTTTTTCGTCTAAAGCACTCACTTCTTTATGGAATTCTGTTAGTCTTGATGGGTTAAATTCAACTTGTTTAACCAGTTTAATATCGAACGATCTCCAATCACCGCCTAATTTGGCTGGTTTTTTAAATTCATAGAAGTATATCTCACTTCTATTATGAATGATTGCAACATATCCATGACCTATTGCGCTCTTCTTTTCTGGGATCCAAGATATTTTTAGTTGAGTTTCGATTTCCCTCCATGCAATACGAGCATCCATATAAAGGTCTTCAAACTGAATAATAGCCTCATTAGCCAACTCATGCATAACTTGCATAGTATTGCTTAAAGGATCTTCAGGAACTTCATAAATAATTTGAAAATTGATAAAGTCGATATCTTTAGCGACTCGCATCTTATCATCGAGAGTTTCCTTCTCATATTTAAACTTATATAAGAAGTCAAGTTGGTATTCGAGTTCTTCAATAACAGGCCAGATAAGACCGTGTTGCATGAAGCCCTTAAGCCTTTTAAGCTTAGCCAACATAATGTACCTTTTAAACTCAAGGTCTATTGGCCCAGATGTAAACCATTCTTGGTCAAATTCTCTCATGATGTATATATCATTTGAGACTTGAAGTACTTAATTTATTAGTGTTCCCAGGTTTGCCAAATTTTGTGCTCTTTTACAATCTTATCCCACATTGGCTTTAAATTCCCTTCACTATATTTAAGTACATGTCGGGGCTGTGCTTCAATTGCCCTAGGTATCATTTGAACCTCTTCTGCAGTTAATGGCTTTCTATCATATTTAATAGCCATTAAGTGGAAGAATAAATGCCTTGTAGTACCATCAAAGGTTTCCATAACTTGTTCAACAAACTCATGTGTCATGTCAAACTCTTCAGCTAGAGAAATCTTTAATTGATTTAAAAGATTAAACTCATTAACAAAATGTTTTTCAAGTATAATGTCTTTACGCTTATTTTTCTTAATGCGTACATCTCTAATTTTTTCATTGACTGTATCGACATGAGATCTTGAAAACTTTTCTTTGATCTTATCAATTTGTGATTCGAAGATTGCTTCTTCTAAATGTACTTCATAGCCAAGATGATCGTACTCAAATTCGCCGAACTCAATACGTTGTAATAACTTAGAGTGTCCTTTCCAAAAATGCTTTGGATTAAGCTTCAATGTTGTGTGGAACCGGCGCCACCAAGTAAACTGTCTACTCATTGATCAAATCTTCAATGTCAGACCATGCGAGTTCACATTCATGTTCCTCTGAACCACCTTCTTCAATTTCTGAAATGGCCAAAGAATAAAAATCTCGAATTTCATCAGCATGTTTAGGATGTTTATCAATTGCTTGCATGCAGTATTTGCGTAAATTTTCTAGTGTCATGTATTTTTTTATTATAGTTGATTTAGTACAGGTGTCGGAGCGATGTGGTAAAGAATCTTTTTCATTAGAAGTTGTAATCGTAAAACTTTCGAGGATGATCTTGAATGCGCTTCCAATCGTATTTACCAACCGTCATCTTAACTTCAATTACATCACCTTGTTCTTCAAAGATCCATTCTTGAGAACGGTTATTAGTGCAATGAAATGAAAAACCGCCAGGAACAAAGTCCATCTTCGTCTTATTCTCAACCGCTACAATAGGTTGAACATAAAGAATTGTCTTTGACTTAATACCAACGATCTTACCGATTGGATTAACGTCTGAGTAAAGAACTTCATTGATGTACTTACCAATCATGTCCTCTGTTGCTGTAAAACCTCTTCGTGCCATTTGTTTATCTTTTAATTATAGTACTAATATACAAAAAATAATTGACATAAAAAAATGTTTTGAAAACTTTTTTGCAAAAAAAGACCGGACTATGCCGGTCTAAATTGCTTTATACTAAGGTTATCAGTTTTTGGCCTTAGCCTTTTCTGTAACAGCTTCCGTGCCTTTTACAGCAGATGGCTTTGTAATTAGTCCGTACTGAAGGATGAACCAACTCATCTCTTTTTCCGCAAGCTTCTTTGTAATGCCAAGTTCTTCGCAAAGAACTTCAACACCCCAATTCATGAACTCACGCTCAGCCTCTGTAGTTGTAGAGTAACGTAAGTACCATTGTGGATCAGACTTAACGTCTTGATACGTTTTACCATGTGGTAAAAGTTGCTTGTTAACTAATTTAAGAAAGACCTCTTGTTGTTTTTCTTTACGGTCCATATTAGTTTTGAATTAATTGTGATTGAAAAAGCGAACCTCGATCTTCTAAATAGACAAAGGTATCGATGTCGATAGAGCACATTACTGTGCCGGGTGTATGTTGTTCAAAGTATTCTACTTGAACTGCATGGTCGTGCTCTGGAGTAGCCAGAATACCGTTTAAAATGATTAGATCATCTTTTGGTATGTAAACATAAATATTCATTAGCTATAGATTTTATCGGCACATGGTTGGCAAAGCTGACCAGCACCTTCTACATAATTAGTACGGAGATCAATATGAGTAGTGATCTCATATTTCGTTTCAGTACCGCAAGAAACACATGATTCTTTCATGCTTATTTAATTTAAGTTAAACTTGTGACCCGTACGAGATTCGAACTCGTGATCTTCTCCGTGAAAGGGAGATGTCCTAAACCGCTAGACGAACGGGCCTTCTAGTATTTATACGTAAAGTTTTATAATTGTTTCAAATTACCATTTACCTAATGGACATTTTGCCTTAGTTACTAAAGTTTTAGCTGCTAGACTGCAACCACAACCTCTAGTTAAATTACCGGTAATTGCATGGGGTGCTACTTTGCTAGGATCGCATATTGCTCCTAATCGCATTTCACAAGAATCACAGATTGATAACCGTGATGAAGCTAGCTCTTGCGAGTCCTTATCTAATTGATTAAACTTAAGGGCCACCATTTTGGCCCATCCTTCAAGAATTTGCTTCATCTTGGTTATACTTATTTGCCACATTAGCTCCACTTTGTTTTGCCAGAGAACAAAGAAACTCTTGGAGCGAAAGACCGGGCTCGAACCGGCGACCCTGACCTTGGCAAGGTCATGCTCTACCAACTGAGCTACTTTCGCAGTTATAGGATATCGCTTAACCTACAGAGACTGATCAAATCTCTTTCAACTGGTCATACCTGAACTTAATCTGCTTAGACTGAGTTTACGATTTTTTTGTGGAGAATAACGGAGTCGAACCGTTGACCTACTGCGTGCAAGGCAGTCGCTCTAGCCAGCTGAGCTAATCCCCCATCTATCTTTTTTGTTTAGGTAGATAACACCCGTCGTCATGTATATATTAACCGAATAAAGTATCTGACTGCGTTGAGCGAAAGACCGGGCTCGAACCGGCGACCCTGACCTTGGCAAGGTCATGCTCTACCAACTGAGCTACTTTCGCAAAAGGTACACTCTTAGCGCGCTGTTCTTATGGGAAGCGGAGGGCACGTGTTATGAGCCTCTAGTCGGACTCGAACCAACGACCGTCTGATTACAAATCAGAAGCTCTACCAACTGAGCTATAGAGGCATTTAGGAAGGTTTTCAACAGACGCTTATTCGGTTAACGTACTTCCAACTGCCGACTTTTCCCGAAAGTCAACCACTACAAGTGCACTTGAGTGGATTTTTAGGCTAGACTCAGTCTTTTAGAAGGTCTCATCCTGAGCTCCTCTCCAGTCATTAGTGCTATCGTCTACTGCTGTAGTATCGTTAGCCTGATTAACTGGAACAACTTCTGCTGTTTCTGTACAAGCGACAGCAGCAAGAGCTAGAGCGAAAACAAATAGAAATTTCTTCATGTCTTTCTCTTATTATGGTTAATAAGATTCTCCGTTTGAGAACCTTGCGGAAGTGGTAGGATTCGAACCTACGGACCTGTTACAGTCAACAGTTTTCAAGACTGCCGCGATCGACCACTCTGCCACACTTCCTGTTACTATTTTTAAGGAATAGTTAAAACCTTTGTTGGAGCCAATATGTCAAAGAACTCTGAGTTACACGCCTGGGTTGTGAACCGAGAAGGATTCGAACCTTCGACCGTCTGCTTAGAAGGCAGATGCTCTATCCAGCTGAGCTATCGGTCCAAATCTTTTTAGATTTAGACTTGTGCGGATGAAAGGAATCGAACCTTCACTTCGTAAGAAACCAGATCCTAAGTCTGGCGCGTCTACCAATTTCGCCACATCCGCATTAAAAAGGGAGGTAGAACCTCCCGTCCTTGTATGTGTAACCAAAAAACAAAGAACTTAAATCATTTACTGTATTTATACTCCTCAGTTTGAGTTTGTTTCAATTAAACTGAAACTTTTTCGTTAATTTTTTCGAACTCAAACTTACCTTTAATCACGGAGTTTAGAGCGCTACCTTGTGAGCTTGCGTTAGCAAATTCATTATATGTATCTACGTCTACATTGCTATAAACGTAAGTTGCATGGCTAAAATGTACGGTCAAAATTTTATGCTCGTAGTTGTATGCGCTTGAGAGCACTGTAGAGCTATCGTAATGGTTTATTTGAGACTTGATCATGATAATTTAATTTTGATACAAGTATTATACTGACTGTTTTGTCAATGTTTCAACTATGTAAAATAAATTTTTAGTGGTGAAACTCTTCCGGGAATCGAGCATACAAGAATTGGGTTTCAGTTCCAGGGGTAAGATTACCTTAATCGAGAACCTCCAGCGACCTCAACATAAAGGATGCCATCTAATCTTCTTGTTAGCATACTAATAGCCGTGAGTAGGTCTGTGTTGCCCGTATTAGGTGTTGTAGCAGTCGCTGCGGTTGAAGGAGATGATGTACCGCTTACTAATTGCTTAGCCTTATCAAGCATGCTTGGTTCATTATTTGAATTCATTGTCTCAACAGCATCTGTTAACGCTTCAATAACATCAACCAACATTTCTCCAAGCTGTTCTATTGTATTATCACCGCCAGATTCTGCAAGATCTTTCAAACTCTTAAACATATTGTCAGTGGCTTCAATAGCTTTCACATTCATTACATTAGATGAATCTGCAATCATCTTATATGCTGATGCAATTTTTGGAAGAGCTATTGCCTGTTTATCATAATTGTAATCATTTAAAGCCTTAAAGAAAGAGGATGCACGTGTTACTGCAGGTGCTCCTACGAATGCAATCTTAGCAAATGAATCTGCAACTGGAGGGAGTGCCTTTCCAAGCTTTGAAATATTTACATGATTATCTGCAAGTCTTAATAAAGTACCTACTGGTGAATTATCAACCTCTTTACCAGACACCCATGATGAAAATGCATCTGCAACAGCACCAACGGCCCCGCCAATTGCTGCAACCGCACCACCAACACCAACACCTGCTAGGGCAGCGCCAAATACAAGTAGTGCACCTGAAACCTCTAGAAGACCTAATGCAAGTGACGGTAGATTATCGATACCGATTTCTTCTTTAATTCTTACAAGAGCATCAATCATTGCATTTACAGGAGCCATAAATACTCCCGCAATCATATCTGCGATTGCAACTGAATTATCAGGGGCAACTCTACTCCAAACCTGGAGAGCCAATGCAAGAGCTCCAATAACTAAAGGTATTGCTAGCGCTCCAATGATAAGTCCTTGTAATGGTATCTTTCCTAAAATAAAGACTGGAATAGCCAGTAATGTGATCAATACGGCCATTTTAAATATAACTGCGTAGTCAGGTAGAGGTGACATTGAATCTACATCATCTGGGCCTAACAATTCCCATGCCTTAATAGCAAGGGCAAAACCACCCATTATAAGTGGAATAGCCATAGATGCAAAAATAACTTCTTTAAGACTAAGACCTTTAACTGCAAGTGATGCTAAATAAAAAGTACCAGCCCCTAGAATTAGAATTGCACCAAACCTTAAAATCCAGTCCCAATCAGGTAGTCTTAAAAATTCATCAGGCATTAATAAATTCCATACGTGTGCTGCACCTGCAATACCAGCCGCTAATAAAGGCATTGCTAAAGCTGCACCTGCAATTGCAAGACCTAGGGCTAGTGGATTAGATGCAATAGGAGCAAGGGCCTTAATAATAGAACCAGCCGCTATTGAAATAGGAACCATAATTATAGATATTGCAAATGCTGTTAATAATTGAACAGGGCTTACAGGAGCTATAAGTTGGAAAACCCACGACATCATAGTTAATGCTACTCCCATAGAAATTATACCTATAATCGCAGCACCAGTAGAAGCTAAAATACCCATTATATCAGTACCTTCTTGACTTGCACCACCCATACCTGCAACATCTGCACCTTTAGATTGCCTCATCTTAGAGAAGATATCTATAGCTTGTACAAATGGCATAGCTGCAATTGCAATAACTCCTGCAATAGCTAATGCTGTAATAAGTTTAGGAATTGGAACTGCAACGACTAGGTGTAATAACCATGAAGAAACTGCAAGTGTACCAACCATGGCAAGCATCGATAATGCAGACGCACCTATAGATCCTACCATTCCCATAATATCTAAATTATCCTGAGATGCTGATATACTAGCGTCACCTTCAGAAGCAGTAATTGATTTTGATGCCTTCATTGAACTAAATGCATTTAACATTTTAACAAATCCAGGCGTTATTAAAAATAAAACACCAGCAACTGCAGCAATAGTAACAAGACTTCCTAATATGTTTGCAATATTAGGAGCAAAGCTTAATATACCAGCAGCAATGGCTAATGCGGCTGTAATACCTACAATAGCAACAGCGGCACCAGCACCTACAGCAGCAATATCTTTAAATATAGACATTGCACTGCCATCGGCTTTAGCACCTCCTTTTTTGCCTTTACCGTCTCTAATCTCTGTAAGAATCTTGTTTTGAACTACTAAAAGTTCTTCTACCTTTTTATTACTGCTTGCAATATCCGTAACGCTTGTCGAGATTTTAGCTAATGATTGTTTATTATCTTCAGCAATGGCTGCGATTTTTTCAAGCGCTGAATTTCCAAGAATATTAGATTTGAGTAATTTTTCCCAAATAGCCATGCAGTTTAATGGTAATTTTTAAGGGGTGTTGAATCCCGTATGTTCTATATATCAAAGGCAGGGATTACTCCCTGCCTTTTATTTGAGCCTAGGTGCCGACATTTTTGGCATTGACAAGTTTGGCATTTTTGGCCTTGCCATCGAAGAAGCACCTTTATATTCTTCGTTTTGTTTTTCGTTAGCTTCTTTCTCAGACTTTAAGTGTTCTGAAAGATCTTTAACTAAGTAATGGAATTCATAGTAATCCATATGTTCCAGCTCTGATGGCTGAATTCCTAGTTTAAGATAAATGTAAAACTTAGTCTTAAAGAAGTTCTGAAGAGAAATCTTGAATAATGAAAAGAGATTTGAGGCCGTCACGAAACCCGATTGGGACCTCCTCCATAGCGTCCCCGATCTGTACGATCATGTTTGGTTGAATTCCTACTTTCATCTTTTCTGCAATCTTGTAGACTAACGAATATTTTCTGTGATCCCATCCGTTCATTTCTACTTCTAATTCAAAAATACTCTTTGGTGTAAAGTTTCTCCACTCAGTGATAATGTAAGGCATAACTTGTACAAGTGATTGGTCAAGTTTTAAACCTTTTTGTTGACGTTCTCTGATGTACTTAGTAACTTCTTCCATGATACCGATTGAAGGCGGTCTCATGCTGATTTCACCGAAAGATTTTGTTGCAATAGAATATACTCTATTTTCTGCATCAAAATATTTTTCAATATCTTCTGGAATTTCAAAGTATTGGAAGTTCTCTCTTTTGATTTCAACTTCATGAGAAACACCATCCGGTGTCATGTGATTAACCTTCAAGCTTGATTCAGGCTCTGGGAAAGTTAAGTCTCTGATCGCTAGTAGCAAATAGAATCTATCTTCTTCTAGAATATCTTTAGTTGAAAATCTGCCAGTCTTTGAAGAAACTTGGCTACATGATTTAACTAATGTGTTTAGCTTCTCATCGATGTCAATCATGTTAGTTTCATCAATCGTAGAGAAGTGTCTGATTTCTGCAACCTTTGCAGATCTAATCTTGATTCTTGCATCAACCGGATAAAATCTACCAGCAGATGGAAGGTCTTCAATGTTAAAATCAACCCAGCCTAAATGACTGTCAGCTGAGTCTACATCATTTGTAAATCTAGACATTGTAGCCTTTCCTAGACCTTGTGCCTTGATTTCTTCGATAACAGGGTTTGATTCTTTATCTTCAACCATTGCCTTGTAATCGTTTTCCATTTCTTCGCTCATAATTTATTTGTTTTTAAGTTGCTTTAACTTGGTTTTGTCGAAAGTTTTCTGATCTTCTGTTGTTGAGTCTATTTCTACTCTAATCAATTCTCTAATAAATGCTGACATTGAAATAGGGCGAGTACCCTCAGCAATTGCCTTATTGAGAATGATTCTATTCAAAATAGCTACTTCGTCCTCAGAAAGAAGGACCTGAAGTTTTTTTGTAAGTTTACTTGAATCACTCATATTATGTTGATAATATATTATCTTTTGAAAGGTGTTAAAAAAGAGGGATAGCGCTAACTATCCCTCTTATAGTTAATTAAATTAGATTATAGAATCTCTTCTTTCCAAGAGTCACATCTCCAAGTAACTGACATCTCCTGTGGATCTGCAGCTGAATAGTCGCCACCCTCTAGGAATGGTAGACCTGAAGAGATGAAACAATCTTCAAGTGTTACAGTTCTGAAGATAGCTCCAGTTCTGTCAAATTGAGTTACGATAATTGTACCAACGTAATCTCTCTTTAGACCAAAAGTACCTGTATTTGGATTATAAATCAAATTGTACCATTGCTTTAGAGTTTTGTATACGTAAGCTTCATTAGCTTCGTTAAGGTTAAGCGAGAATGCGATTTCAACATCAAGTGAAGTTGATTCAGGTTGTGAAGCAAAAGATCTAGTAACAAACTTGAACTTCTGTTCTTGAGTACCGATTTCTTTATTGATTGCTAGACCTGAAATTGTCTTAACTTGTTGAAGAAGCATATTCGCCCCCTGTACACCAGCTGGAGGAAGAATAGTTACTTCGAATAGGTTCTGTTGAACTGGTTCAAAGTTTCTACCTTTCTTGCTAGTTTGGTCGTTTGAATAGTGTGGTAATGGCATTTCTTCTAAAAGCTTTTTTTATATATCTGTTTAGCTGAAGTTACCTGTCGCAATTTCACCAGTGTTTAGAACTGTTGTTCTGTGAACAACGATTTCTAGACCTTTGACTGGCTCAACGTAAGTATCAATGATACCCATGTTTGCGTCGATCACATCATTTGTATTATTAGTTGTGTCCATTACGTTTTTGTAATCATAAACACCGAAGTCAGCCTTAACTGATTCTAGGAATGAATCAGCTAGAGTCTTGATCTCAAGTCTTGTCTGAGCAGTGTTGAACTCAAATACGTAGTTCTTTAGAATTGCTGCTAGACCATCTTGTATGTAGATCAACACCTCCCTAACATGCGCTGACGATAATGCTGACTGAACAGACTGCTGTGCAGTCTTGTTGCCAAGTATTGTTAGACCAACACCTCTTTGGAAGACGATTGGGTTGTAGCCGAATGGCTCAAGGACATCTCTGTCTGACTTGTCGAATGCGTATTCAGCACCAACAACTGAAGGACCAGAAACAACACCTCTTCTTGGACCAGCAACGATTGCCCATGGTAGAGAATCAGTATACTTGTCGATGAAGTTGTTTGAAACATAAGCCGCTGGAGGAACAACGATATCTTTGTTGTTTTCTCTAACGATTAGACCTGGACCGTAGTAGAATGCGTAGTTCGCACCATCATTGATACCTGGTAGAGCATATAGCGCTGAAGGATTGTTATCCAAGTTACCGCCAGTTGCAACATAGTTTACATTGAAAGTACCGTTTGCATCAACGAATGATGGGTTAGTAGATGCTTTGAAGTCCTTAATGAAAGGAGCGTTAAGAATAGCAGATGCATTCTGTCTGTTCTTAGCTAGAGATGAAAGCTGTACTTTGTTAAGTAGTGTGCCAGCATCGTAAGAACCGAATGTATCAACAATGTATCTATAAGTGATATTGTCTTTGTCTGCAAGTGCATTACCAAGACCTGTTGAAGAACCAACTGCGTTTAAACAATCTGCGATAGATTGGTCAGCTACAGTAGCACCATCAAGTAGGAATGGAACGTAAACTAGAGATGCAGCTTCGTATGACTTGTAACCGAATGCTTCATAGCTACCAGTTGCCATTGGAGCTTCAATAGTGTATACTGAGTATACATCATTAGCACCTACAACGTCTTTGATGATTCTAGTGATTTTAGTCATTCTACCAGAAGCAGCTTTGATGTAATCACCGACTGATAGGCTAAGAGCTAGAAGTGAAGCTGTTGGCGCAGTATATGTTGCAAACAATTCTGTTGCAGCATCGTAAGCGAAACCAGCATCAACTGCGTAATGTCTTGGAGAAGCGCCAGTAATAAAGAATTCAGTGTACTTATTGATGTCAATAGCACCTAATGTTGTATCAAGGCCGCCGTAAGATGCGTTGATTTCACCAGCACATGTAACAACACCAGCTGCAGATACAAGAACTTCAACATAACCAGTACCAGCAGCATCCAGTAGGAAATCACCGCCGACAATACCGCCAGCAGCTGCTAGGTTTGTAAATGTTACCGTATCATTTGGAACAACAGTTGTTGAAAGTGCAGTAAGAACTGGATTGATAGTGTCATCACCAATAGCTGGTAGTGTAACTACAGAAGCTGCATATTGTGGTGATGTTGGGTTTGTGTTATCAATCTTGTAAGAAAGAAGATTGTAATCTAGACCTGAATCGTAAACGTGACCTACTAGATCGATACCTGTACCAGCATCGTCAGTAACTAGATCTTCGTTAACTGCACAGAATAAACCTGTTCTTCTTGCTTCAGCGTTAATCATTGATTCAAGATATAGCTGATTGCCTTCTAGATCCATAAAACCTGGAAGAAGTGAACCAGTGTATTGAGCCATTAGAGAAACTTGTCTTAGGTTAGCGAAGTCACCTAGCTTTGATGAATCTAGACCTTCTGCAGTAAAGAATTCACCGTAGATTGGGTCAGTGTTCATATCAGCAGGATCAAAAGAACCTTTGAATACGAATACGTCAACCATAAAGTCAGACATTAGATCGAAATCGTTTAGGTAAGCTGGAACGTTACCTTCACCGTACCACTCTCTTGCAGTGATATCAAAAGATTTAACGCTTTGTGCTTTTCTAACGAAAACTGTGATATTATCTTGCTTAATATTGATAAAACGTAGTAAGTTGTTAGCTGCTGTACCAACTACTGAATTAACTGCTTCGTCAGAAGGAGTCCAGAATTTCTCTGTATTAAAGTAGTTATAGTAAGCTGAATCACCTTCAATGATAGCTGCAGTAGCATCACCACCTGCAGTTGGAGCTGCAACGTAGTTGATTAAATCTGCAGCATCAAAAGATGCTGTGTTAAGGGCCAAAATTGGACCTCTTGTTAGAGCTGCTAGGGCTGATCTGTGGAAGAACATGCCTCTTTTCTCTAAGTTACGATCAATGCTTCCGAAAACATTGATGAACTGTTCAGTAGTCTCTACTAGGACTGGAGTGTTGTAAGGACCCTTTTTAGAGTGACCTACAACCAATCTGATAGTCTCAGCAGGAATATTGACAGTCTGTGACTTATCGAATTCAAGACGGTAAACACCTGAGCTCTTGTATTGTAAAAGTTGAGGACTTAGTGCCATAATTATATTGGACTTTATTTTTTGCTTTATCTATATATCAAGGAACATTTAGTAACTTTATGCTTTAATAGCATCTAAAAATTCATTGACGTTTCTAGAATATAATAAATGTTGGTGTTCATTTAATATTTCTATATTTAACTCCCACCATTTTGATTTTAATAATCTTTCGATGGTTTTATCATCGAATCTTTTCTTGATAGGTTTTGCTGGATTGCCGCCAACTATAGTGTATGGTTCAACATCTTTAACTACAGTTGCATTTGCTGCAATAACTGCTCCAGTACCGATAGTAACACCTGACATTATACTTGCACCTCTCCCAATCCATACATCATTTCCAACAATAATATTACCATTACTTAATAGTGATTCTTGTTTTAAATGAAATACACCATCATCATACGGTAAATATGTAGTTGTTCTAAGGTAATCATGATTTCCACTTAGATAAAATGTAGTATCAACTGCTATTGAAACATAATTTCCAAATATAACCTTATATTGGCCTACATGGTGTTCTTCTGAAAGAACTAATGATTTTTTAGATGGATCTGAAGTCTGAGACGCTTGAATTCTAAACTTATTAGTTTTAATCGTTTTATCAAATTCTATAAGTCCTGAAATGTGACCGTTACATATACCATTTACATGTTCAACTAAATCTGCTATTACCATGATTATTATAATTAGTTAAGTAAGTCGTAAATATCATACTGCATATCACCATCTACATCTTGATCTTTATACAAGATCTTTTCCATAGAAGAATGCAAATCTTCATCAATGAAATCAAGGATTTCTTCAATAAAGTCAGCGTAATCTACTGTCGATAAGAATTCAGAGATAGTAACACATGTCATTAAGGTATCATCATTACCGTGTTGAGCGCCGTAAGAACCGTTTGCTTTAACACCAAACATTGAAGCCTCTTTAATAGTCTCATGTTCAGTAAAATTAATTCTATTATCTTCTACAAGTTTTTTAAGGTTTTGACAAAGAACTGGCTTGTTATCTGATTTGATTCTAAGACCTGGTTTATAAGTTCTTGCATCATGCCTGTGTTTAAATCTAACAATCATTTCTTCATCAAACTCATTTCTTTGTGGGAATAGAGTTGTTAAGTACTTAATAAGAATAGAACCATATGTGTTGTATTCAATGATCAGCTTAACATTTTCTGGGTTAAACACTTCTACTGACAGTGTATAAAGTACTTTGGCAAAATCTTCGATTGTATGTTCATTAGATCTAAATAAACCCACTTGTTCAAGTTTAAAGAAATCATACAGTGCACCTGGATTAGGAAGTAGTTTCATATGTTTCTTAGTCATAGGTAAAACCTTAAACATATTGATTACTGAATAATCACCACCATTACCTTCTGCGATATCAACAGAAAACACATAGAAGTTTTCGCTATCTTCTACGTTATCAATATCAAAGTCAGGTTTAAATCCTAAAAAGCCTTTAAGATCCATGTTAATATTTTCAAAGTCTTCTAGATCTTCATACTTATATTTCTCCATACCTTTACGAAGTTTCTTCATAGTGGCTGGATCAAATAATAGATTTGAAGAACTTACGAACTCATTACCGTATTGTCTGTTAAATGCATCTTCAGTGCCCAAGTTTTTAAGCTCTCGTTGGTACCATGCATCATCTCTATCAGGGTGTTGCCACCAATCAATACGCATTGCTTTATACGCATTTTGACCTTTATCCGCAGCATCATAAATCTCATAAAACTTATTGAAACCGTTAGGTGTAGAAGTGATAATGATCCTAGAAACTTTAGAGGCTGAAAGCGTAGGATAAACGTTTTCGTAGAATGAATCTACAATAGAAGGGTGGATGTGTGCAAACTCATCAAGAAACAGCGTGTGAATCGTAAAACCGATACCCGCTTTTGCAGTAGTTGCTTGACCTACGAGTCTACAACCATTATCACACTTCACATTCATGACATCGTACTTAACAATACCGGGCTTCATGAAGAATGGTAGATTTTCGATAACTGTTTTTGCCTTGTCGATGATTTCTTTAGTAGAATCCGATTTGTTGGCAAGTAGTAGTGTGTTCTTATCAACCTGGAATGTAAGGTACCATGCATTGAAGATAGATGCTGTAACTGTTTTACCCATCTGTCTAGATGCAAGTACAATATTGAATCTCTCGTTCTGAAAGTTTCTCAACATTTCTTTTTGGTAATCACGCAGCTGAACTCGACGAATACCTTCGTCAGTCATAACTACAGCGTACTTCTCTGCAAAGTATACAATATCACTTGCACATTTTGCAAGCTCTTGAATCTCATCATCAGTGTACTCAAATACAATGTTACCTTTACGCAAGAACTGTTTGCCCTCATAAAATGGTAGGGCAACTTTAGGCCTATAACCCTGATCAAGTGCTAAGATCAAATCATTGACCTTTTTTGTTGACCAGATAAGCTTAGTTACTTGTGCATCGGCATCATCCTTTGGAATCCACGCATTATCACCTACGTAATCGCTCATTGTTCAGTTGCTTCGTCTTCTATTTCTGCGTCCTCGATGTTATTACCAGCAATACCGGCTTGAATCTGTGCCATCAAATCTTTTGTACCTCTTTGTACATTTTTAGCAGCAGAATCGCCGTCCATGTGTTTGTCTAAAACATCGCGGTTAGTTCTTTCTTGATACAGTTCAGCATCTCTTGCAATACGCTTCATTGATTCTTCAGTAGCCATCAGATACATTGTCTGTGACTTAATGATGTCCAACATAGATTTTTGTAGAGTTGCAAGAACTTCAAACATTCTAGGGGCAAGATCACCTTCTTCGATAGTTTCAAGAAGTCTTGTTAAGGCTCTTTCACCGGCTTGAAGTTGGAATACTAGTGATGACATTGTCATCTCGTCCATTCTCTTCTTTGCCTTTACATATTCGTTGTGTTCGATAATATCAGCGTCTAAATAGAAACGCATCAAACTGTCGATAGTCTTTTTAGCCTGCTTATCTGCACCTGACTTTACTTGTCTAAAATCAAATGGCTCGTATTGTTGGGCTGGTAGCTGTGGATCTACTTCTACAATCCCATCTAAAGAATCATCATCGCCTATTAAACTATCCAATTCGTTTCTAATCTCGTCCGCTTGCGAACGCAGTGGTTTACCTTGTGCCATAAATGTTATTATGTTATTCTGATAATATATATCAGAAGTTTGGGATGCCGCCAATAACTTTGGCTCTTTGTCTCCAAGTATCTAGAACTTGCTGTCTAGTATCAGCTGTTAAATATGTCTGTGTATCTAGGTATTTGTTAACAGCATCAACCATAGATTCTTTTCTTTGCCTCATACCTAAGACCTTGTAGGTTAGCATCAACTTCTTTTGGGAGTAGAAGATATAAATGTTGTGGTAAAACACCAGACTTAATCATATCTCTCATACCTTGATCATCCTCACTTGGTTTTCCAGGTCTGTAATTACCGATGTTTTCGCCGGCTTGTGTAATGTGTTCGATTTCATGTCTGATCACATCTGATAAGTGCATGTAAATCTCTGACCAATACCCTGGCAGCCAATCAGCCTGGCATTTAAAGTCTACAATAATATAAGGTGTTTGATCATCTCCATCGTCGTCGATGTCTCTGCCGTCAGCACCAGTTGAGCCTAGAATTTCAAAACCACGACCTTCAATATACAGAGTACAATCTAAATCGAATTCAATCTTCTTATGACCATCTAGCATAACTTGTTCGTAGAATGAACTTTTCTTTTGACCTTTAGATACGTCAGCAACCCACTTTTTAATAGTGTCTGCCGTTAGTCTTCTTGCAATAGAGTCATATCTATTACGACCTTCTGTGATATATTGTTCGTATAACTTGACTTTCTTCATCGTGCGTTTCTATAACGTTGGTATGATAGTGATGGGATTGCGTTATCAGTAACTAGGGCATATTGCGCGTCTCTAACAAGTGATTGGTTAAGAATATTAGAGTGTTGTTCCTCTTCAATATTCTTCTTCCAAATTCTAATGTTTGTCATCTTCAATTGACCGCCTCTAAGTTGGTAACCCTTATTAAGATCCCAAATAAACTTCTGTGTAACAGGTCTGATCTCACTAAACTGAAGTTCTAGGTTATTGTCACCATCTTGCGGTCTAGTGTAATTCAATTGATCATTTAAGTAGTACATGTGTAGACCGATTTCCATGAAGTCATTAGAAAGATTTACAACAACACCATACCATTCGTCAGAACTTAGGATCATTCCATGCATGAATGTGTGTACTTGGTTATTAACCATCATTTCCACTTTGCTTGATGAAATTCTTAATGTGTAACCTACACCGAAACTTTCGCCGTTGATTACAGTGTACTTAGCGTTATCGATAGTATCAAACTTAGGAGAGAACCAGAATGTGAATGAAAGGTTTTCGTCCTGCGATTGTTTTGCTTGTTGTAAGTATTCAACTGCAACTTCATCAAATGCAACTGTACTTAAATCATAATGGTGTTTAGAAACAATAGTCCATCTGTTCTTTAAGTTGTAATCAACGATTTTAACAAGTGCGTTTGCAGAACTTCTAACGCCATCTTCCCAGATATGTGATACACCTTGAAGTTGTTGTGGTTTAGTTGTCTTTGTAAACTCGTCTTGAATTTCAGCACCGAAGATGTCATCAATACCAACTATTAGATTTTCAAGTTCAGCTTCTGCTGTTGCATTTTTAATAACCGCACTTCTATCCTGGTATTTAGTCAACATAACTCTCCAGTATGTGTGATTAACGTTAAACTCATCTGCGAGTGCTACAGACTTAACCTCATACATCTTATTATTCTTAGGGAAGTACAGGTAGTCTTTAACTCTAGGTCTCTTAAATTGACCGAAAGCCTTTTCAAATTGATAGTCTGTGATATGAATTTCAAAGTCCTCGAAACCGATACCAAAGATATCGAAGTTTACTGCTTCTGTTGGAAACTCGTTATCCGGTACAGATACTTTAACATTACTTTGATCAACTACGTCAAATAGAGAGTACTCCATGAAAATAACATCCTTAGTTCTTTCTCTAGGTTCTGTTCTATAATAACGAACATCCCATCCAAAAATATCTGATGTAATCTCTGTTAACTGTCTATAAAGATTGTTTGACTTAGTTAGTTGATATGGNTTAAAAATATTTGTATCGTCAACNCATGGTTTAATGTTTGCACATCCAGAATAAGCAAATGGATCTGTACAATCTAAACAATATTGTGGACATGAAATAATAGTACCTGTTACATCTTCAATCGTAAATGTGATATCGATAAGTGTAATCGTTGTACCTGCTTGTAGATAATCTACTTCTGCTTTAATGTCAATCCAAACCGGTTTTGTACCATCCCATGTAATAAACATCAAATCACCAGGATTCATATCCTTTGTTAACAGTTGAAACTCGCTAAACTCTTCGTTTGTATGTGACCATCTGTAATAGTATGTGAATTGGTTATCGACATTAGTCTCTAACATGAACTCAACCATCGATGCAGTGAACGGTGCTGGAGCTGCAAGTTCCAAATGCATTGGAGAAACTTGTGAAGCAACCTCTAAAAGAGTATTACCCACGATGATTTTATCACCAGGGTTTACATTAAATGAAGTGCCAAAACCAGATACAGTTGTAGACCCTTCGGTGAAACTAATTCTTCCGACGGTAAAGCTATTACTAATACCTGCTAGAATTGCCCAATCAACAACACGAATTATGTTCTCATAGGGTTCAACTAGTTTAGCAATAAACTTATCACCAATCTCGCTTGCTGTAGTACCATTAACCATACTCTATTTATACCTCAATATTTTTGCGCGGTGGGAGCGGTTGTTGTACTTTCTTGATCTGATCTTGTGGCTTATAAACTTCACCAGCAATCCAAGATGCAACAAAACCAGTTAGAGAAACAAAGTAAACTGCTAAATCATTAAGATTAGCTTTGTACCATATAGCGAAAATACCTACAATAGTCCAAAGAACTACCATGGCATAAATCATTACTTCTCTTCTTGAACTTGGACCCTTCTTCATAAGACCTGTCTTTTCACTAGGTCTTTTAGACTCACTCCAAATATAAGTTGCAACGTAAGCAGTAAGGGAACCGAAGTAAGCTGCCAACTGGCTAAAATTAACTTCTAAAATAGCGCCATATACACCCATAGAGATCCAAAGCATCACTACGATGTACACAAGCTCTTCCCTTTTACCGAAACTGCTAAAAAATTCTTTGATTTTATTCATCAAGAAAGTAAACCTTTCTTGTATATATCTACCAATCTGTGACTAGGAGTATGTCTGGATTGTCACCTTCCATCTTATTATCTAGTGTATCTAGAATAAATGAGATGACTTCGGCAGTGTGATCATCGACCATGTCTGAATTCATTGCCATTTCTAGCTGAATTATCATGTCTCTAACCTTATGTGATTTGTATGGCTTGTCTATGATAAGACCAATATCCTTAAGAACTGTGTTTAGTTTTACAACATCGCTGATCTGTAAGAAGTCAGTAAGACGAATAGTTGCTTTAAGAATTTTATAAGAGTATTTAATCTGTCGGTTAGACCCTTCAAAATCCTCGATCATTCTACTAAATGTCCTTGATTTAGAAAGCGATAATTTAATCCACTTAAGATTTTCAAACTCTTCGACAATCTTATCTAAAAAGAAAAGTGAAGATGCGTCCCTGTGAATCAACTCAAATGTAATTGATTTAATACGCTTAAGTTCTCTGTTAAAGTTAAGATCTAATAGAGTTTGTAATTGATACGGTGAAACTACAATAGTATTTTCATCAACTCGCATGTAATCAAGTTGATTAAGACACTTAGTCCAAATCAAATTATCATAATGATTAAACTTAAATAGAGTGACATCAATGACATCACACATAACAGCGGAACTATAAATCTTCATGTTAGTATACCTTCATGCTATTTTCAATCATCTTCAGATCTGCATTTAACTGATCTGGCGCAAATTGTTGTAGCTCTTTGAATTCTCTTTTACCTATTTGATTACGATCAAGATAAACGCGAACTGCTTCATCTGAAGGTATATATTGATCTTTGCTTTTGGCAACTGCAGGGGCCTTCTTAGTCTTTGTGTAAATCCAAGA